GTGGACGCTGACCTTGACACTTTCGCGCACGTAGGTATATCCGGCCGAGAAGGCAACAACCGGGTCCGCGACGCGTGGGTGGAGAACACTCGTTACATGCGGTTCCTTGCATACCGGACGGACCAGTATATGGCGTGCGAGCACAACCGGGTCACGGTCATGGAAGACTTCGACATCGCACTTCAGATGCTTCGTGCCGGCCATCCGAACAAGGTCTATTACATGTATGCACAAGGCCAGGCCAAGACGCAGTCGGCCGGTGGCTGCAGCGTATGGCGCACGCACGAGGTTCACAACGCTGGCGCTGAACGGCTGGCGGAGCTTCATCCGGGTTTCGTGACCGTCCGGCAGAAGCAGAACAAGACCGACCGGGAAGGCTTCGGCACCCGGAAGGAAGTAACGGTCTATTGGAAGAAGGCGTTCGCGTCTTCGCAAGGAGGAGAATAATGCACGTCCTACGAGTACGCAACGTCAACGGTGCGCTGCCACAAGGCATACACCTGTTGAACGACATGGGGCACTGGCAAGACAGCCGGAACGGCAGGGTCCGGGTCTGCCCGGTGCCGGTGACCACGCTCTACGAAAGTCCCATCAATCGTGTCATCGTGAATCCGGTGCGCGACGCCAACCCGTTCTTCCACTTGTTCGAAAGTCTCTGGATGCTGGCTGGGCGGAACGATCTCAAGTACGTCGAGCAGTTCGCGGCCAACATGCGCACCTATAGCGACGACGGCGAAACCATGTGGGGAGCCTATGGCTGGCGGTGGCGTTCGTTCTTCAACGGTGTGGACCAACTATCCTGGGTCATCAGTCGCCTGAAGAAAGATCACAACGATCGGCGTGTTGTTCTTCAAATGTGGGATGGTGAAACCGATCCCGGCGTTGCCGAACAAGGCGGGAAGGATGTCCCGTGCAACTTGACCGCTCATTTCCAGATGGATCCCAACGGCGCATTGAACATGACCGTGTTCAATCGCAGCAACGATATCATCTGGGGAGCCTACGGTGCGAACGCGGTGCACTTCTCCATCCTGCAGGAATATGTCGCCTCGATGGTTGGCGTCCCTGTTGGGCGATACTGGCAGGTCAGCGACAACTTCCACGCATACGAGGAACTGTACCAGAAGATGCATGACGAGTTCGTCAAAGGCTCGGGCGTCGGTTGGTACGACCCGTATCACAGGCAGCACATCAAAGCATATCCGCTTGTCACCAAGCCGGAGACCTGGGACCGGGATCTCGCGATGTTCCTGGATGAGCCCACGGCAATTGGGTTTCGTGATCCGTTCTTCCGGAAGATCGCAGTGCCAATGTTCATGGCTCACCGAGCCTTCAAGGAGAACGATGCTCCGGTTCGGTACGATCGTGCGCACGAAATTCTCGAGCAGATGCCCAAGGATAATGACTGGCGCACTGCGGCGAAGGAGTGGATCGACCGGCGTGAAGCAAAATGGAAGAAGGCACAAGATGACGGACCTGACTACAACTGAGCGGGTGCTCGCGGCGAGGGAGGCTGGCAACGTAATGCGTTGTCACGTCGTCCCTCACCACGGCGAGTACACTGTCGGCAAGCACAGCTACGACGCTCTGTCCTTGCTGCTAATCCTTCACCCTAACCCGTCGGCCAATCTTATGAAGGCTGTCCTCTGGCACGACGGTGGAGAGCGCTGGGTCGGCGATATGCCGGCACCGGCCAAATGGTACGACGATAACCTTGGTACAGCATACGAGCATGCTGAAGACCGCGCTCGGCGACTCTGGGGACTCGATGTCAAACTCGACAAAGACGAACTCGAATGGCTGCGTGCTGTCGATCGTATCGAACTGTGGCTCTGGTGCCACGACCAGAAGAACCTTGGGAACAACCACATTCATACGTTCACCAAGCACCTGAAGGCATACTTCGATCGGACAGCGAAGGAGATGCCGAAACCTTGCCGGGACTTCCTCGACGAGTTTGAGTGGGACCGGCTTCCTGAAAGCAAAGAGGAGTGGAAGAACCGTGTCTGACCGAGCGAACGATAAACAAGTCGGCGGAGATCATTACCGTTCCGACATTCAACACTGGGACGTGATTGCGTTGCACAGCATCGGGTATCTTGAAGGCTGCGCGACCAAGTATGTCACGCGACACCGGTCGAAGAATGGTGTGCAGGATCTGCAGAAGGCGGAGCACTACGCGCAGAAGCTGTACGAATTGCGCATGTCGCATAACCTCCGGCCGACCGGGTTGGTTCCTCTCGAAATTATCGAGAAGTTCATCAGCGCCAACAACCTCGGTCCGATTGAATCCGAGATCATCCGGATCCTATTCCGGTGGGACAACGCTGACCAGCTGGGTCGTGCGCGGCAATTGATCCACGCACTCCTGGGCCAGGAACAAGCATTGGCGAAGGAAGACTGATGTCATTTCAACCGCCACTATTCGATCCACCCTCGGACTGGAAGCTGCCAGACATGGCCACGTTGGCCAGCTGGAAAGGAGCCAAGCGGGTGTGCCTCGATGTCGAGACCTTCGACCCAAACCTCAAGGACACCGGTCCATCTGTCAGGACCGGCGGACACCTTGTTGGTGTGGGCGTGGGTATCGACGGCGGTCCCTCCTACTATCTTCCGTTCGCGCACAAGGGAGGGGACAATCTACCGGGTGAGAACGTTCTCCGATATCTGCAAGATCAGCTTGACGTTTTCGACGGCGAGATTGTTGGCGCCAATCTAGCCTACGACCTGGACTGGCTCTGGGACGTGGGGATCAAAATGCCCAGGGTGAAGATGTTCCGTGACATCCTACTCGCGGAGCCACTGATCGACGACAACCGTTTCTTCTATTCGCTGGATAGTGTGGCCGAGACATGGGTCGGCGAGCAGAAGGACAAGACCCAGATGCTTGCGGCGGCTCGAGCGTGGGGCATGAAGAATGACAAGGAACTCGGTTCGTATATTCACCTCCTCCCCGCTCGGCACGTTGGACCATATGGTGAGCAGGATGTTAAGTTGCCACTCAAGGTTCTCGCCGAGCAGGAAAAGGAAATAGAGAAGCAGGGCATCCAGCAAATCTGGGATCTTGAGTCCCGGCTCTTGCCCGTTCTCGTGAGAATGAGGCAACGCGGTGTCGCCGTCAATGAGGATCGGCTCATGGAGGTTGAGCTCCGCTGCACCAAGGAACGCAACGACGCGTCCGACTTCATAACACGGGAGACCGGTGTGGCCGTGGGTCCGGACGACGCCATGAAGAAGTCTGCAATCCTGGAGGCTCTTCGTGCAGCTGGTCATCAACTCGACGCGACGGACTCTGTGGACAAACACTTTATCGCAGCACGTGAAAAGGACTGCCCGGTGGTCGCGGCTCTCGGCCGGTTGCGCAAGTGGGACACGCTCCGCAAGCTGTCGATCGACCCGGTCAAGAACCATCTTGTGCGCGGCAGGATCCACTGTTCTTTCAACCAGCTTGCGATGGACAAGGACGAAGGCAAAGGGTCGAAGGGAGCACGGTACGGACGGCTCAGCTGTGAGCATGTGAACATGCAGCAGCAACCGGCTCGCGACGAAGAGATCGGTCCGCTGTGGCGTCGGATCTATATGCCGGACGAAGGCAAGTTATGGGCGGCGAACGATTACTCGCAGCAGGAGCCGAGGATGCTCGTCCACTTCGCCGAGACAATCGCTGACCTACACCTGCCCGAATATCCAATGCGAGGAGCCAGGGACGCTGGAGAGGCGTACAGGACAGACCCTGAAACAGATAACCATCAGATGATGGCTGACCTCGCTGGGATCTCCCGCAAGGCGGCGAAGAATTTGTTCCTCGGCGTTATCTACGGGATGGGACAACAGAAACTCTGTACCGACCTTGGGCTTCCAACCAAGATCATCACCCTACAGCGTGGCCCAAGGAAGGGACAGCGGATGGTGGTCGCAGGAGCCGAGGCTGAGCAGCTGATGTACAAACTTAACAGCAACTTGCCATTTCTCAAACAGATGGAGGGATTATGTAAAGAACGGGCGACAGCCAATGGCCATATAACAACGCTCCTCGGACGGCGGTGCCGGTTCCCGCGCGAGGACGACGGTCTGAATTACAAGTGGACACACAAGGCACTTAACCGGCTGATACAGGGGAGTTCGGCAGACCAAACCAAGACCGCTATGGTTGAGGCGGACGCTGCCGGGTTTGAATTACAATTACAAGTTCATGACGAAATCGATCTCTCGGTTGAGAATAAGGAGGAAGCGGAAGGACTGGCAGAAATCATGCGCAACTGCGTTGACCTGCGTGTCCCTTCCAAAGTTGATGTCGAGATCGGACCGTCATGGGGAGAAGCTGCATGAGAAATGTTGAAAGATTCGAAAACTGGTTACAACTATCCGAACCGGGAGATGTCATTATGTATCTCCAGTCGGACTCGGCGGCACGGCACCCAGCTGTGCGCCGCGTGTTCTACACGGCGGCTGAGAATGGCCTGGTCTTTCTGTACCAGAAGCGGGTCCGGTTCGGCGTGTTCAATTACTATGCCAAACGGCTCTCGACCGAAGCTGGTCGAAAACTCAAACCAGAAGGATGGGAATATGAGTGAGACTATTTTCTTGTCGACGTTGCCTGAAGAAATCGTTGACGGGCTGCGTCGGCCGAAGGTTGGTCGGCGGCTCAAGTGGGACCTGCGGTTCCTCGAAATGGCAGCGATGGTTGCCTCGTGGTCCAAGGATCCGTCCACCAAATGCGGCGCAGTAGTGGTCCGCCCGGACCTAACTATAGCGTCCGTCGGGTTTAATGGCTTCCCTAGAGGATGTCTCGACGACGCGGAAATGTACGAACAGCGTGATTTGAAGCTCGACCGCGTGATACATGCCGAGGTCAACGCTATCCTATCGGCCAAGGAACCGCTCACCGGATACACGATGTTCTCGAACCCGCCCTGCGTGCACTGCACAACCTGCATCATCCAGGCTGGCATCAGCCGCGTGGTCTATTACGGTGTCGACGACTTCGCCAATGGACGGTGGACCGAGAGCATCGAGCGCGGCAGAGACCTGTTCGACGAGGCGATGGTCGACGTCACCACGATCGTCCGCCACGGCGACGAGAAGGCTCCGTTCTGATGTCGGAGGCAAACTACTGGGGCAAGGTCCGGCCGATGCTGTTCGGATGGGATCCCGTTCGGATCGAGAACCGTGCTGCACTTGGCACGCCGGACGTGAACCATATCCACGGCTGGATCGAACTCAAGTGGATGCCGAAGTGGCCAGCGCGAAAAGAGACTCCACTCGTGCTGGACCACTTCACTCCGCAGCAGAAGGCGTGGCTCATGCGGAGATGCGACGCGGGTGGCCGAGCCCACGTGCTCTTGGGCGTCGGCGGAGACAACCTACTATTCTGGGGTCAGACAGCGGCTCAGCATCTGGGCAAGTTGCCCAAGGTAGAGTTAATCGAGGTGGCTGAGTTTCATTGGCCACGAGGTGGAAAGATGAAGAAGGAACTGAAAGATGCGATCCTCACGGATTATCCTGTCGGAGGACGGGGACTATTTGACCCACGGTGAGGTTCTATTCCTCAACCGTCGAAGGCTGGGTTTGAACCAGGACGAAATGGCTGTTCGTCGTGGTCTGACCCGACACACCTACTCTTTGCTGGAGCAGGACAAGACTGAGATCGGCCGG